GGTCTGCTGCGACACAGACTGTAGCAACACAGTTACGAATCTGGAGTCACGATAATTTTGGTGAAGATCTGTTAATAAACCCTCGTGATGCAGGCATATTTTACTGGGACAAGAGTGATGGTCTTACTGCAAGAGCGGTAAATTTAACGAGTTTAGGAGGGGCTGACGGAGTTCCTACAATAGCTAAACAGGTAATGGTTTCTGACAATAATCGACATGTGATTGCTTTTGGTGCAGACATAATAGACGTAAATGAACAAGATCCTTTGTTGATACGCTTTTCCTCTCAAGAGTCTCCAGTAGACTGGAGGCCAAAATCTACTAATACAGCGGGTGATTTAAGGATTGGTACTGGTTCAGAGTTTGTTCGAGCCATAGAGACTAAACGTGAAATAATTATATTTACTGACAGCTCTTTGCATTCAATGCGTTTTATAGGCCCTCCATTTACTTTTGGAATATCACCTCTATCAACCAATATAACAATTATGGGGCCTAATGCGGCAGTTGCCGTTGATGATGCTATTTTCTGGATGGGTAGGCAAAACTTTTATGTCTACACAGGCAAAACACAACAAATCCCATGCACTGTTAAAGAGAGAGTTTTCTTTGACTTTGATTATGATCAAGCAGATAAAACATATGCTTCTGTCATATCAGAATTTAGTGAGATAATTTGGTTTTATACGTCTAACACAAACTCTTTAGCGAATGGTGGCACAGGTGAAAATGACCGTTATGTAATTTACAACTACGCTGAAAAAGTCTGGTATTACGGTAATTTATCAAGAACAGCTTTTTTAGACAGAGGCATTCGCACTTTCCCTATCGCTGCAGCAGACAATTATCTCTACAATCATGAGTCAGGATATACTGATGATGGATCTGTTATGGCCTCTTCAATAGAGTCTAGCGCCATTGATCTTGGTGATGGAGACAGGTTTGCTTCAATAAGAAGAATTATACCTGATTTTACTTTTAATGGATCTACGTCTACAGCTCCAAAAGTTGATTTGACTGTAAAAGCTAATGAGTATCCTGGATCTAACTTTTTGCAATCTGACGCTGAAACAATAACTAGATCATCCACATCTACAACCGTGCCTTTTGAACAATACACAAGTAAAGCAGACATAAGAGTTCGTGGCAGAGCTTTTGCTATTAAGATTGACTGTAATACTGGAGGCGTGAGATGGAGGTTGGGGAATCCAAGGGTTGATCTTAGACAGGATGGAAGACGCTAATGGCTGGCAACGTAGCTGCATTTCCACGGCTGCCTACTCCTCAAGAAGAAGTAGACGTTGAATACTTAGTTGATTTAGTCAGAGCATTGGAAGTTGTTATAAATCAATTACAAAACCCGCAGCTAAACTTTCAAGAAGTTCCTGCAAATGGCAACAATAACCTTCTTCAGCAAGGGGATATATACATTGCTGATGGTGGATTTTTAAAAGTGGTTGGCAAAACAGAGATATTTAGTGGATCAATAGAAGGCACTGGATCAGTGGGGACTGTAACGGTATCTGTTTCTTAATGACCAAATGCTTGTGAATAACGCTTAATAATGATAATGTTTAAAACACGAACAATTGTTCTGACTCAAAGGATTGAATTATGGGCTTCCTTGATGATCTAGTAAAAGCGGCAATACCCGTAGCGGCTGGCGCATTTCTAGGGCCTGCGGCTGGTGGTTTAGCTGGCGCTGGTAGTATATTTGCTAATCCTGCTATATCTGGAGCCTTAGTGAGTGGCGGTCTTGGATTGCTCACAGGCCAAAAGCCTAAAGACGCTCTGAAGTCTGCATTGCTTGGCGGTCTTGGTGGATACGGCAGTCAAGCCTTTAGCGCGGCTGGGACACCTGCTGGTGGCGCTCCAACTGGCATATTTGGTGCAGGGCCACAAAGTCGTCCTGGATTTCCAACTACTGCTGGTTCAGCAGCTTCAAATGTTGCACAGACAGCCGCTACTGGTGGCAGTGCTGTAAATCCTGTGACTGCCAAAGCGAATACCATGTCAGGAGAATTATTGAAAAGTCTCGGAGTCGCTGGTGACACTGCTGAAGGCAATTTGTTATTTAAGGCTTTGAACACCAATATGGGTGAGGGCATAGCCGCTGGATTAATTGCACAGTTACTTGCTGGCGATGAAGATGAGGACGAAGATAGTCAAGGTTCTTTTGAGCGTCGTCCATATGGTGCTGGCGGTCCTGGAGGTCAACTTGGTGGTATAAATTACAATCAAGGCGGCATTGTGCAGCATCTTAACCAAGGTGGTATGTCACAAAGTTACCCAGACAATCCGCCCAGACGCGATGGGCCTATTGCTCCGTATGAAGGTTCTGGCACAAAAGATGATGTGCCAGCGTTGTTGACTGCTGGTGAATTTGTAATGACTCGTGATGCTGTTAAGGGAGCTGGTGGTGGTGATTTAAATCAAGGTCTTAACAGAATGTACAGTATGATGGATAAATTTGAGGGGATGGCGTAATGTCTACACAAACAGTAGAGCAAATACAACGTCTTGCGCCTTTTCTTGAAGGACTTGAAAAAAGATTACTTGGCACAGCTTTTGGCGAGTTTAGTGGTGCAACTCAAACAGCCCCTGGCCTTTTAGATACGCCTCTTAACTTACCGCAACAACAAGTAGCGGGACTTGATCCTTTACAGCAACAAGCCTTTGCTATGGCTCCTGGAATGGTTGGCTCTTATGCTCCGTTTGTAATGGGCGCTTCTGGGCAGACTTTAGGCGGTCAAGCGGCGTTAGGCGGTGGTCTTGGTCTTTTAGCGGATCCAGCCGCCGCAGTTCAAACATACATGAATCCATACCAGTCTAGTGTGATTGATGAAATCAACAGGCAGGCACAAATTGGTAAGCAGCAACGTGATGCTCAAGCTGTAAGCAAAGGTGCTTTTGGCGGTTCAAGACAGGGCATACAGGATGCCGAGGCAGAGGGGCGTAGATTAGCCGCTGTTGGCGAAGCGCAACGTCAGGGGTACTCTGATGCCATAAAGCAGTCACAGCAAGCGGCGCAGCTTATGGGCGGCATAGGTCAGGCATACGGACAACTAGCAGGCACCACAGCAGATATTGGTCGAGTCCAATCAGAACTGGGTCGAGCAGATCTTGGCATGTTGTCTGGTCTTGGTGAAACTGGCAGAACTTTCCAACAACAACAATTAGAAGCGCAACGACAAAATCAGTTACAAGCATCTCAAGAGCCGTTTACTCGTTTGGAAATAGGTCAATCATTGCTTAAAGGAATACCTAGTTCTGGTTTGTCATCTACATTTAAATCCGCGACTACACCGTCAACTAATCCGTTCTTGGCTGGCATTGGAGCCTACAGTGCGCTTCAGGGCATTAGCCCCAGCACAAGCGCATAGGAGAGCGTAGATGGCGATAACTCCAGCAACAGGTTCACCAATTGGTGCAGTCAGAGTAGGCACGACTGACGATTTCTTTACTGATGATTATCAGACAAGGCAAACGGGAATGTCTCCGTTAAAAGGCACTACTCCACAAAGCCAAGTAATAGACAAAGATGGGAATGTTCTTGGCACAGTAGCTGACTTCATGCCTCCCCCTACAACTTTAGACAAGGTTATGGCTCTTGGATTAAGATCAGGAGGAATATCAGATGCACTGTCTCCTTTAGGAGATGCCATAATGGGTAGGAGCAGTAATTTAGGCATACCTCCATTATCTCCATTGAGAGGTGACAGAGACACAGTTGGTGGAGAACTTCTTCAAGGATTAGGCAACATAGGATTGGCTGGATTAGAAGGAATTAGAAGAACTGCTGAGACTGTTTCAGAAGTGCCTTTTGCTCTTGGCAGAGGTTTAGGCACTGAATCAGAATCAGCATATATGCGCAGAATGCAACAGCTTGCAGATGACCCCAGAAAGCCGGGAGAGGGTGTTCCTGATTTTGTTGGTGGATCTCTTCAACCAGCTATGAGCATTGCAGATCCCACCAGCATAGTTGGCGGACCTAGCTATCAACAGACTCCAACTGATGTGGATCAAGATGCGGCTATTAGAAGTCAGATTAGAGATGCTCAAAACATAACAGATGAGACAGGCATCTTTGGTGATATAAGAGAACCTGGTATGGGTGCTCCTGATTTTGTTGGTGGTGTGCCAGCAGATCAAGATGAAATAACACAGGCTTTAGCTGCGGCATCTGGTCAAGATGCAGAAGCATTCCGCGAAGAAGAAAGAAAAAGAGCTTTAGCGCAAGGCATGCAAGAAGGCACTGCTTCACCAAGCGTAGAGGGCGCAGATACAGCAATCAAACAATCTACGGTAGAAGCTATTGACGATGTGTTAAAACAGGTCAAACCAGACGCAAAGCCTAAAGATTATGATGATTACATGAAAGAATTTGCAGACTTAACTGGTTTGGATGTTTCTGGTCAGCCAGATAACAGTCAGGCTTTGATGGCGTTTGGCTTGGCTCTCATGCAGAACAAGGCTGGTAAAGGATTTAACGTAGGTCAGATGCTTTCCGAAGTTGGTGCGGCTGGTGAAAAGGCTATGCCAGCATTAGCTGCGGCTCGTAAAGAAGCCAAAACAACTAGAATTAAAGCGGCTGAGTTTGCTATTAGTCGCAAAGATAAAGACGAAGCAAAAATGCTTAACAGACAACAATACTTTGTGCTTCCAAAAGACGGTAAAGGATTTGCCTCTAATCTTGACAAAGCTGAATCAGAGTATCTTAATCCCCTTGAATTAAATGCTATGGTGACAGACAAAGCATTCACTGATAAATTTGAAGTTATACCCGGCGCACAATTTAGTTCTATTTATAAGGAGGCCATGAAAGGCACAGAGTTAGGCGATAAATATAGAGATAAGCCTGAAATGATTCCGTTGTTAGCAGGAGCAAAAGATCTTTTAAAAGTTCCTGTGTTTTATGAAAGCCCTAATTATAAAGGTGCTAAAACAGGGGTTAGTTATGTGCCGCAAGATGCAGCTAAAAGATCTTTAGGCGAAATAAATAGAATGAACAATAATTTAAATAGAGCAGAAAATCAAATTACTGAGTTGGTTGAAACTATCAATTCTAAAGGATTAACTTCAAGTGGAGGAGCTGTTACTATTTTTGATCAAACTAAAGATGGTTTAATTTCCTTTGGTAGATCAATTGGTATTAATGCTGGAGAGCTAGGTGAGCTTACCAAAAGTCAGAAAATATCTCTTATATTTGATCGCATTCAAGCACAGTATGCTCCGGCAATTCTTCAAGAAGCTGGCAAGACCATATCTGATGCAGATAGAGCGCGTGTTGAACAAATTGTCGGTGGGTTAAGCGCTGTAACATCACCAGAACAATTGACAGATAAAATAAGAAGAATACACGAAGACATTATTGGTTTAGGTAGAGCGAATGTTAAACAGGCTTATGATAATCTACAAGGCATGACTGATTATGATATAGCTAACTTAGCGCCAAGAACTCAAACCACAGCGAATCAGGCATTAACTGAAGATGAAAAAGAAGAATTAGCAGCTCTCCGTAAAAGACAAGGTAGCACCTAATGCAAGACTTTGAAGAGTTGCAGATAAGAAAAGCTCTTGGGTCTGGGAATCTTGATGCAAGAACAGAACTTGCAGCAAGAAAAGCTTTAGACTCTAATCCTGATGATGTTAGTTCAGTATTAGCAGCTTTATCTCCACAAGAAGATTATTCTGGGATTACTGATCTTAGAACAGGAAATCCTTTAGACTCTATACAGGTAAGTCAAAAAGCAACTGGGTTCAAAGGCTTTTCATCAGAAGATGTGGACACAAAGTCTGGCATCCAGAGGGCTGGATTCCGCGCAGAGCTGTCTTTAGCAGAAACAGACGATGATCAAGTTGCCGTGTTGAGAAGGTATGGACTGGATCAGACTGACTTTGCTCGTGACAATCGAGGTCGTTTAGCCGTAACCCCAGCAGGAGCAGCAAAACTCGGAGTTGATGCAGAAAAGCTGACTTTAATTGATGAAGAAGGCTTCAGCATGAATGATCTCTCTGACTTGGCTGGCATAGCTCCAGAGGTCATTGGTGCTATCGGCGGTGCCATAACTGGTCAGGCACTTATACCTATTCCGATTCTTGGTGCAGCGTTAGGTGCTGGATTTGGTGCTGGTGGAGGTCAAGCCGTTGAAGAAGTGTTTGAAGCTGTTCGCGGAACACAAACACAGACAGATGAAGAAGTGTTAAAAGACGTTGCTACAGAAGCAACAATAGGCTTCTTAGCTGATGCTACCTTTGGCGTACTTGGCGCTGGTATAAGGGGCGTAAAAGGCACTGTAAAGCCTGGTAAAGGGCTTTCTGATGAGGAGCTTAAAACTGTTGGCGAATCTCTTGAAGCAGGTATTGTTCCAAGCTTGGGTGCTATTAGAGCGCCAGCCCTTATCGCCAGACAACAGGCGATAGCTGAAAAGACGTTTGGAACATCAAAGCGTTTAAAGCAAAACAACGAAATATTACAGACCAAAATTGCGGATTTAAGGGCAAGAGTTGGCGCTGCCTCTGATGAAGAGGTTGGTGAGATTGTGCTAAACGCCACAGGTAAAGAGGCTGCTGGGCTGAAACAAGCTGAGAGAGAGGCACAACAAGCTGTGCTTAAAACTCTTGATGATTTAGCGCAGGACATTGGTGCGGCGGCTGAAAAGAATTTAAATATTGAAGATGAAACATTTAGAATATTAGCTGGCGCACAAAAAGCTTTTGATGATCAAATGACATCATTGTTCAGACCAATTGATGAGGCTTTAGAAAGCGCTGCTGGTACAAATCAAATTATCCCTGTAGATACTATTAAAAATTTGGCGAAAGAAGCGAAAAGAATAGAAGCTTCAGGCATAGCTGGCGGCACTATGAAAGAGCTTGATTCTGCAATCAAAGCAGTCAACACATTGGGCAGTTCAGAATCTTTTGAACAAATATATAAGACTCGAAAAACTCTCAATGATATTTTAATGAGAGCGCAAGGCACAGAGGCTAAACACATATCTAGGATGATTGATGACCTAGATTCTAAATTAACTGTTGGCAACATTGACAACATTGTTGCGACATCTGGCAAAACTCTTACACCAGACAGCGCAGACATTTTACGCCGTGCTTCAGAAAGACTAGATATAGCGCGTGGTCAATACAAACGTGGAGCAGATGTATTTGATCAATTAGAGTCGGCGGGTGTTATAAAAAGACTGAGACAAAAAACAGCGGACGGTCAAAGAGTTGGTGTTGATGACGTTCGTATGGATAAGATTATCAGAAATGATAAACCTCAAGTCCTTGCTAGAACTCTAAAAGCCGTTAGATTTGCGGCTGGTGGGACTGGCAGAGAAGCAGACGCAGCGGCTGAACAATTTAGACAAAATCTAGCTGGTCAGTGGTTACGAGACTCTTTGGACAGATCAGGGATCAGTTCATTAGACAATTACACTCCAGACAAGTTTAAGGGTGCGGCCTTTGCTAAATCAGTCAGAGATCTTGGACGCACGGCTGACACATTGTTTGGTGCTGATGCAGCAAAGATAAGGCAACTAGCTAATCAAATTGAAAGAACATCTTTGTCCAAAATGGATCAAAGAGTTGTTGGTGAAATATTACAAGAGGGCGGTGATCAAAATATTGTTGGCATGATGCAAGGTTTGGTTAACGCACAGAAACAAATATTTCAAGCAGACAAAAGCGCTGCTTTCCAAAAGCTTGCGTCTGGTAGGTTAAACTCTATTGAAGCCGCAGATCTGATAGCTCATAGATCAACCAGTGCAGCAGACATTAGTAAAATAGTTAAAAGTTTTGAGGGTGATAAAGCCGCGTTAGATAAGATACGCGGCAACTATATGGAAAGGTTGATTGAAGATTTTGGTGATGGTCTAACCACTGACGGAAAAGCTCTTGGTGATTTTGCTAAACGTATATTAGATGCAGATGAAAGCGGAAAATTAAAAGCTATCTTTGATGAGGGCATGGCTGATGACATGGTGTCTTTTGCAAAGATATTAGAGTTTAATGCTAGAACTACAAAAGGTGGTGACTTGGTTGCAGCTAACATTGCGGCAAGCCCTCTTCAAAATATAGATAAGTTGTTAAAATTGTCTCTCGTTGGAAGAGTGTTTTCATCTGGCGGATATTACGATGATATTTTAAAACAGTATAAAAAGCAGATTAAAGGTGAAAACCCAGAAGAGAGAGCTAGAACTTTGGGTAGGCTCATGTCTCAAGCTTTCACAAACGCCTCTATTCAGACTCCTCCACAAGTTATACAAGAGGGCGCTCGTGAGGCCGAAAGACAGATCTCATCTCTCGTTGATACTTCTGGCATAGGCGAACAATTGTCCGCAATACAAGGGCAGATGACTCAACCAAACGCAGCATCTGGTCTTGGATCAGTAAACGTAACACAACCCACAGCTCCAGCAGGAACCAGTACAATTCAACAGCAAGCAGCCGCGAATCCTGGTGTAGCTCAAGCTCTGGGCATACGAGGATCAACGGCGGGTCTGTTAGGAAATCCATAAATGAACAAAGATAAATTACGCGAAGAAATCGCTGAAGATGAAGGATGTAAATATGAGATATATCTGGATCATCTCGGTCTTCCTACTTGTGGAATTGGTCATCTCATAACTGAGTCTGACGAAGAACACAGTAAGCCTGTTGGCACAGTCGTGGAGCAAGAGCGTGTAAAGCAGTTATTTGCTCTTGATATGATGGTAACTATTGATGAGTGCAAAGTATTGTACCCGGACTTTGATGACCTGCCCGAAGAGTGCCAGCATATCATTGCAAACATGATGTTCAACATGGGTAGACCCAGACTCACCAAGTTCAAAGGCATGAAGGCTGGAGTCGATGCCCGTGATTGGAACGCCGCAGCCGATGAAATGGTTGACTCTCGTTGGTACACCCAGGTTACAAACCGTGCAAGGCGCTTGGTGGACAGAATGAGAGCATTAGCTGAAGATGCGTAAACAAGAAGACGGGCCAATAAAGCAGGCATTGGACAATAATCAATGCCCTCGTTGTCTCTGCTCACTACCACCAGTAGATGTTCATGGTCATTTACAATGCTCTGTTTGTCACATGGTCATAAACGAGTGCTGCCAAGGCGAAACATGTTCTAACTCTTAGGCGCAGATCCTATGCCTGAGTTGCTAACCATATCCCCATATCTATTTGAATACTCGTCAGCAGTTAACTTGCTTATCTGTTGACGAATATTTCTATGCTCATCAAGACTAAGTTTTTTTAATTTATTGTAAGTGGAAATATCCACTGCAACTGACTTGTATTGACTTGTATCTGGCATTATACTGCTCCCAGTTATAACCATAAAGAGCCATATACTAACATGTATAACTATAAACGCAAGTCAAACAAATTCGGTGCTAGAAAAACAAAATTCATGGGATACACCTTTGATTCCATGTGGGAAGCGGAGCGTTGGGGCGAGTTATCAGCCATGCAGAGAGCTGGAGTTGTGAAGGATCTGGAGCGTCAAGTCAGATATGACCTTGTGATAAATGATCAGAAGATTTGTGCTTACATTGCAGACTTTCGATACAAATTAATTGATGAAGATGGGTTTGAGAAAGAAATTGTTGAGGATGCCAAAGGCGTAGAAACCGCAGAGTTCAAGCTAAAAAAGAAGATGATGAAAGCAATACTGGGCATTGATGTAATTATTTCTAAAAAAAGGCGTTGACAAATACTTCTCAAGTTCTTACTTCTATAAATACTAACTAACGTACTAACAGAACATGGAGACTTAAGATGGGTGCAACACCTATTTATAACGACCTGACTTTGCTGCACGACCGCCGCGAAGATATCAAAAACAAAATTAATGATCTCAATCGTGAATTGAAGGTTATTAATAATTCATTACAACAGATGTTTGAGGATCAAGCACGGATCAAGCTTGCTGAGAAGGGCAAGGATTTTGGTCAGGCTACAGTTGTCTCTGGTGATCATAAGGTCACTATTGATATTCGTAGGCGTGTTGAGTGGGATCAGGAATTGCTGACCACTCTGCTTAACCAGATGGATCCTTCGGATGCTCAACACTATGCAACAGCAAAGTATTCAATTGCTGAAGCTAAGTTTCAAAACGCTACACCAGAAGTAAAGGCGGCTTTGTCAGAGGCTCGTACCGTATTTCTGCAAGGCATTTCTGTAGACATTAAGGAGGTGGAGAATGCTTAAAATTATTAGTGCAGAAGAACGCCTTGCCGAGAAACGTGGTCATAAGATCGTGGTTATCGGTAAGAGCGGGATTGGCAAAACCAGTCTTGTAAGGACTCTTGATCAAGCTAAGACTTTGTTCATGGATCTTGAGGCTGGCGATGCCGCAATCGAGGGCTGTCCTGTGGATGTTATTCGTCCACGGACATGGCCTGAGTGTCGTGACTTTGCATGTTTCTTGGGTGGCGGTAATCCAGCTTTGCCTGATGACGCTGTGTACAGTATGGCTCACTATCAATCTGTGTGTCAGGTTTACGGTGATCCAACTCCTGTACTTGAGAAGTACGATACGATCTTTATTGATAGTATTACAGTCGCTGGTCGGTTGTGCTTCTCTTGGGGTCAGAACCAGCCAGAGTGTCGCTCTGACCGCACTGGAAAGCTAGACACTAGAGCTGTGTATGGCATGCAAGGTCGTGAGATGATGTCATGGCTAACACAGTTGCAACATATTCGTGAAAAGAATGTGATCTTTGTCGGCATCCTTGATGAAAAGACAGACGATTATGGAAGGGCTACTTTTGATCTACAAATCGAAGGTGCAAAGACTGGCAGGGAATTGCCAGGAATTGTTGATGAAGTAATTACGATGACTCATCTGAACAGTGATGAAGGGCAGCAGTTTCGTGGTTTTGTTTGTCATACAATAAACCAGTGGGGATACCCTGCTAAAGACCGTAGTGGACGCTTGGATATGATTGAAGAGCCACACTTGGGTAAACTAATGCAAAAAATGTCTAGTGGCGTTCCTCAAGTTGAGCGTCCTATGGCTTTTACTAATCCTGCTGAAGTCAGCATTGCAGAAGGAGATAATAACAATGCTTAATCTAAATAACGTCCCCGATGACGATAACAATCGTGAGTTTGACCTAATTCCTGATGGAACTGTTGTTCGTGCTTTTATTAAGTTGGAAGGCGGATCTACTGAGTTGCCAGAATATGGTGCTGGTTCATTCTTTGAAGTTTCACAACAAACCAACGCAAAATGGTTGCCTATTGAATTGACCATTATTGGTGGTAACTTCGACAAGCGTAAGATCTGGCATAGGATTTTTGTAGATGGTACCAAGATGGGTGCGTCTGGTATGCCAATCGCAAAAGAGATTGGCTTGCGTACAATGAAGTCTATTATTGATAGTGCTTTTGGTCTTGACCCAAAAGATCAATCTGAAGCGTCACAGCAGAAGCGTAACTTGCAAGGTGTTAATCAGCTTAATGGCATGGAGTTCTGTTTTAAAGTTGGTATTGAAAAAGGCACTAATGGCTATGCTGATAAAAATAAAATCAAGGTTGTATTGACACCAGACATGAATGGATTTATTGCTGGGTCTGCAACACAGTCAGCACCAGCTAGTGCGCCACCTATGCAACAGCCTGTGGCAACACAGACAGCGCCACAGCAAACTGCTACAGCAGGAGTGGTTCCACCTTGGGCAAGTAACCCAGGAGCTGGACAATGAACTGGTTGAAAAAGATTCTAGCGGCAACCCTCCATGTGGTCGTTAGTCCGAGTTTGGGGGGTACTCGGGCCGCAAATCCCCCCATCCCAAATTACTGTGACGCTTTGCGAGGTCTTTTACAGGCTAGATCTTATACGCTGTCAGAGTTGGAAAGTGTGCTTACTAAGAAGCGCAGCACTTTGTATCAAGAGATGAGCGAATTGCGTAAGGCTGGCTACAAGATCAAAAAGTCTTATGACAAAGACTTATCTCAATACAAGTACATGATTGTCTAGTCATGTTACTCCGCAAATATCAGGAGGTGGCAGTTGATGCCGCCTCCACAGCCTTAGACGATAAAGGCAACACATTAGTTGTAGCACCAACAGGTGCTGGCAAGACTATTATGTTGTCCGCTCTTATTGGTAAGAGATTTAAAAAAGGCGAACAAGTTCTAGTGCTGCAACACAGGGATGAACTTGTTTCACAAAATTCCACAAAATTTCATCGTGTGAATAAAGACATTACAACAAGTGAAGTCAATGCGTCTGGCAAAGACTGGAGCGCAGACACTGTATTCGCAATGGTGCAGACTCTATCTCGTGAGAAAAACCTAGAGCAAATGCCGAAGGTTGATTTGATCGTAGTTGATGAGGCGCACCACACGGTAGCAGACACATATCAACGTATCATTAACGCCGCTAGGGAGGCCAATGAGGGGGTTAAGATCGTTGGCTTTACCGCAACCCCCAATCGAGGCGATAAGGCTGGTCTAAGGGACGTATTTAACAATTGCAGTCATCAAATTGAAATATCCACATTGATTGATGAGGGTTTCTTGGTGCGTCCAAAAACATTCGTTATTGACGTTGGTGTGCAAAATGAATTGCGTGAGGTCAGAAAAACAATCGCTGACTTTGATATGGAAGCAGTTGAAAAAATCATGAACCGCCGCGCTGTTAACGTGAAGGTGGTTGAGGAATGGCAGCGTAGATGTATTGGACGTAAGACCATTGCATTCTGCTCCACAATAAAACATGCAACAGATTTGTGTGAGGAGTTTCATATCGCTGGTGTTAACGCAGAGATGGTTACTGGCGATACTCCTAAACATGAACGTGAAGATATACTGTATGAGCTGGCTCATGGTGACGTTGAAGTAGTTGTGAATGTGGCAGTATTGACTGAGGGCTTTGATGCTCCACCTGTATCCTGCATAATCCTGACTCGTCCATGTTCGTACAAGTCCACTATGGTTCAGATGATTGGGCGTGGTTTACGCACAATAGATCCAGAAGAGTATCCTGGTGTAGTTAAAACAGACTGCACGGTACTGGACTTCGGTACGTCAATACTGACTCACGGATCATTAGATGACCCAGTTAATTTAGATGGCGGTCAAGTTGATTCAGAAGCGGGGCCATTCAAGATATGTCCTAACTGCGATTCTTCAGTGCCGTTAGCGGCAAAACAATGCCCTATTTGCAACCATGAGTTTTCTTCTGAAGGTTCTGTTGATGCTGAAGAATTAGAACATTTTGAACTTACTGAAGTAGATTTAATGAACCGATCTCCGTTTCGCTGGATTGATTTGTTCGGGAATGGCGCATGTATGTCCGCAGCAGGGTTTAACTGCTTTGCTATGGTAGCTGATGTTAATGGTCTTTCGGTTGCTCTGGTTAAGAAACAAAAGGGCGATGTCAGGCTTATCAGCGTGGGGACAAAACGTCAGGCAATGGCAGCGGCTGATGACTTCATGAGAATCAATGAGGATAGTGATAGTGCCAAGAAAACTAAGCGTTGGCTTGATGAACGCATCACAGATAAACAACGTAATGCACTGAATCTACATGGCACAACAATAAGTGCTTTTGACTTCGGGTGGACTAAATATAAAGGGGCATGTATGCTCAATTACGTTTGGAATAAACGAACCATAGACAAGATGGTTTATGACGTAGTTGAGAGAGAAAGCGCATGAACAGAGGGGAAATAAAACTCATCGTAAATTTTACTGATCACTCAAGAATTGACGTTAATTGCTTTGTTAATTTTAAGGATCCAAGGGATAAAGAAGAGATCATAGATGTGGTCATGGGGGCTTTCGATGCAATTGTTGAAGACAACAGCGACACCTCTCTGTTGAGCGGTTCTGCTGAAATAGATTTTTTTGAAGGTCTTTTGGTATACAAAGTTTGTTTTGAAGATGTAATGGAGAAGGCTTCATGGGACTGGTCAAGAGAGACACTGCATTAGAGAAGATAGGGCAAGCGTTTGGCAATATTGGCTGGGATAGAAAATTAAGTGATCTTAGTCAGGAAGACGCAATCGGGTTAGTTGTTGTATTAAAAAGTATAGAAGGGTTAGACGATGAGTTCTCTGGGGAATACCTTACAGACCTTTACTTCAAATATGGAGGCGGCAGAATCGGCCTCCAACCCGAAGACATCCCATTCTGAAACTTCAGAGTATATAATCCAAGAACTGGATCGGGGCATAAAGGAAAAAGAGAACAAGCAACCAAGGCGCAAATACCTTGGCGCTTCATCCTTGGGTGAGGAATGCGCTAGAAAAATTCAGTATAGATACATGGGGCAGCAGGTTGATGAGGGCAAAGGATTTCCAGCCAAGACATTAAGAATATTTTCATTGGGTCACACTATTGAGGACTTGATGATCATGCACTTCCGTGATGCTGGGTTTGATCTGCGTACAGAAAAAGGAGGCGAACAATTTGGTTTCGCTATAGCTGATGGTGAGGTTCGAGGGCATATTGACGGTGTTATTACGTCAGGTCCTCTTAACATACCCTACCCGATGCTTTGGGAATGCAAGTCAGCTAACGATAGAAAGTTCAATGAATTTGTTCGTAAAGGTGTGTCTTTAGCCAACCCAGTGTACGCAGCACAAGTGGCTATGTATCAAGCCTACATGGATTTGACAGACAATCCATGTTGCTTCACGGTGTTAAACAAAAACACAAGTGAGATATACATTGAGCTGATTCCGTTTAATCAGGAGCTTGCTCAATCAACAAGTGATAAAGCAGTTAATATAATTAAAGCGACTCGGGGTAACGATATGTTACCGCGTATCGCACAGAATGATGATTTCTTTATGTGCAAGTGGTGCGAGTTCCGCGATACTTGCTGGGATAAAAAGGAAAGGGTGGCCTGATGAGCCACCCTAAAAGTTTAAACAATGCTTGATGGGGTACAATATAATGAGTGTAGTGAGGTTTGGCAATACTACATCTAGTGGTTCTTCTCATAATTTAGTTGAAGAGATTTCTACTAGGGTTCCGAAAAGCGAACAAATCAGGGTGCTGCAAGACACGTTCCCTGCTGGTCGCATTCATGGCAAAACATTTTATATCGGATCATTACTTGGTGATCCGGGGCAATCGTTGAAGATTGACATTGATCCTAGTTCTAGTCACTTCATGCGTGGTCAGGATTTCAATGGTGGTGTCGGTATCGGGGGCATTGTCAAGATATTGATGGAATCTCGTGGCATGAAGTTGTCAGAGATTAAGGAGATGTTTTCGCAATATCTTGGTGACAGTCCAAGAATTGTTCGTGATAACGCCCCAGTCGAAAATCCTATTAAGCCGCAGTATAATGCAAACAGTCCGTATGATGCGGAGTATGTATACACTAATGCTGATGGCGAGGTGCTTGTTTCTGTCAGGCGGTATAACGTCAAGGACATTGCTGGCAATCCCATGCTCAATACCAAGGGCAAGCCCAAGAAAGAGTTCCGTCCGTTTATTGAGGGTTCGCCATATTCTAGGTTTCCTGATGTCAGGCCATTGTATAATATCCCGAACATTTTGGCATCTGAGCGTGTCATATGGGTTGAGGGTGAGAAGTGCGCTGATGCTCTTAATCATGCTGGTTACACAGCAACATGTACAATTGGCGGAGCTGGTGCGCTAACCAAGAAGACTGCGCCGCAGTATGACTTCTCTCCGTTTCATGGCAAAGAGTTAATCATATGGCCTGATAATGATAATGCTGGCAAAAAGCTGGCTGATCTTATACAGGACTTGGCTCTTGCTGCTGGTGCCAAGTCAGTAACAATGTTGACTCCGCCACAAGGTAAACCTGATCAATGGGATGCCGCTGATGCTTTGTCAGAGGGCTTTAACATTGCTGATTTCGTTCATACAAAATCAAATGTTACGAAAAGTAACATTAATTTACTTGATGAAAGTTTGTTGATTAATAGGTTCACAGGGCCAGCACCAGAACAAAAGTTCTTGATTGATGGTACGTTTCCGCTCGGGGTGCCGATTTTGTTCGCCGCAGCAGGAGATGCTGGTAAGGGTATGATGACACTGGACATGGGCATGAAGATCGCCTCGGGTGCGCCTATGTCTAATGCTTTTGGTGGCATGGTACAGGAGTTCGGTAACGTAGTCATCTTCACGGCAGAGGATGATGAAGCAGAGATGCACAGAAGAATTGACAGACTCGATCCATTCGGGGCTAGGTTTGATTACAAGTATCAGATTCGGATTGTGCCATTACCTAATGTCGGGGGTGTATTTCCTATTCTAACAGAGGCTGGCGGAGAGTTCAGAACCAGCGACATCTTTGATCGCATTTACGAACAAATGTTACAGATGCAGGATTTGAAGTTAATTATCTTTGATCCGTTGGCATCATTCGTACATGCCGATGTTAATGCTGATCCAGCGGCTGGTGCTGCGCTTACTGGTTTGCTTGCCAAGACCGCAACAGAGACAGGGGCATCGGTGCTAGTATGTCACCATATGACAAAGATTAAGGATGATGCAGTGGTCAAGACTCCAGAACAGGCTCGTAATCTGATTCGGGGTACTACTGCATTGGTTGATGGTGTCAGGTCTTCGTTTGCATTGTGGCAAGTTGATGCGGCTCGGGGTCAGAAAACATGTGAAAAGCTGGGAGTTCCGTATCAGCGCAACACATGCTTTGATGGCGCTGTTGTTAAATCCAATGGCCCGGCAAGTAGAATTGTTCGGCATTTTGTCAGAGATCCAATGACTGGACTGTTGGAAGATCGAACAGAAGCAATTGAAGCGTTGGAGCGCGGTAGTGCAAGAGAGATTAAATTAGAGGCCATGTATGATTGGATTGTCGAATCAGAGCGTAATGGTGTGGCTCTAACGCATATGAGCGGTAACAATGGAGTTTACAAGCGGTCAGAAGATGCTGATGCTCCTGAGTCACTGCAAGGTCTTAGCAAGCGTGTGTTAGAAGAATATGTTCGTAATTTACAATCTTTGAATCGCATCAATAAGTTTCAGTTGTCGGCAGCAGGGGGCAAGATCTGGCTTGGTGCTGCTGATGGTTCTATGTCTAGGGGTGAGTACGAAGCTGTTACAGCTAGGGATAATGTGTGATGGGCTTGGGAATAGTTCCTATGACTTTACGAGAGGCTAATGAGTTTGTGAATAACTTTCATCGTCATAATAAACCCACTCATGGAGGAAAATTTTCTGTAGGCGCAGTTCAAGGTGAAGATTTGGTTGGCGTTGCCATAGTGGGTAGGCCAGTGGCTAGAATGCTAGACGATGGCTTTACTGCCGAAGTCACTAGAGTTTGCGTTCCTGATAGCGCACCTAAAAACACATGCAGTTTTTTATATGGTCGATGTTGGCGCATATGGCAACAAATGGGTGGTAAGCGCATGGTCACTTACACTTTGCAGGAAGAGTCTGGATCTTCATTGCGTGGAGCTGGTTGGAAGATCGTAGGAGAAGTAAAGCCTACTGAATCTGGTTGGGATCGTGAAAATCGTAAACGGGATTGGCAGCCAATATACGGGCAGTTAAAATTTAGGTGGGAAGCATGAGTTTATTTTAATGAAAAACATATTTGACCATCATAAAGATTTATTTGGTGACTATGCTGATCCGTGGCGTAAGAAAAAACTAAAGAATCTGGTAGAAAAAGAACAACCGAAGGAGGCAGCTGCTGGTCCTGTTACGCACATTTGTTCGTATTGTGGATCGCAGCAAGCCTGGTATAGCAGTGATCATGGAGCCACATGGCAGTGCTTCGAGCATCAATCAGTCGTAAGTTCCCCACCACAAGCCAAGTAGCCACAGCCGTCAGCCCAATTGTCGGCGTGTCTTTTGTTTGATTTAATCCTAGCAAGTTTAAGCAGTGTCATCATGACGGCTACGTCATGAGCTGATACCTGTGTCCCGAGATGCGTTGTCCAGTACGCAGCAATGGTGGAAAAGTTATCTTCCATGTCACCATGATCTGCCGCCCGGTCAACAGTCACTTTCTGTTTTGCATCATCTAAAATCTCTGCCCTGTTCATTTTTTTCCCTTTACAATGCGGCTATCAATTACTATCTTTTTGTGTATAAATATTAGCACATAAATAGAGAGGGTGACATGACAATTAGGTATGAAATTAAAAAAATGGCATCAAAGCACAATCAAGTTTCTGATGATGGCGTTACGTTTCTTTACAGTTTTGGAAAGCACAAGTGGCTAACTTATGAAGAGGCTGTTGCGTTAAAACAAAAGTATGATATTTGCAAAAGTCAGTTGTGGGAGAACGAGATTTTAATTTGTTATTAAAGTTGTTGACAACCAGGCAATGATTGCTTATGTAGGAGTTACAGGCACAAAAACATGGAGGTTAAAATGGCTGTAAAAAAAGATAAGTATGAAATCGCCGCTGAAAAGCGTGAGGCAGATCGTCTTGAGAAAGTCGAGGCTTTAGAGCAGGTATTAACTCAAGAGCAGATGCAGGCAATCCTAGATGCGGCACAGGCTATTCAAGAGTTTGTATGTGACTATACCGAGTGTGAGGACTTTGAGTTATCGGATGCTCGTATCTTGCCAAAGCTGGCAAAAGCCAAAAGTTCTTTGGAAGATCAGTTCAGCATGACAGGTGGCTGGGGTTATCAATTGCCAATGTTCAAGAAGGGGGGTGAGTGATGACTAATTACGAAAGACATGGTGATACTGAATATTGGCAAAAATATTATGGTCAGTTGAAAGGCGGTAAAATTACTCATTTTGAAATGAGTGATGATGGCTTTCCTGTATTCAAGATTTTGCATCCTGTTCATGGGTTATTGAATATTGAGGTCAGTTGTGATCCAGAAGGCAATGATGCAGGGTTTTTGTTTATCGAAAGTGGTTATGAGGAAAAAAAACAATGAGTGAAGAAGGTAACATTATTTACACATGTGATAAGCATGGGCTAGAGGCTTACAGGAAGATCAAGAACAATCCTGCTGTTCCCAAAACACATGTGTACGCATACTTCCCACCAGTCAAGCTAGAGGATGGCAGACAGGTGATGGAGAAGATGTGGATCAGGATTACCAAGGGCAATCGCAAAAGTGGTAAGGGTGTGCTGGATAACGAGCCAGCGCACAACTACAATTACAAATTGCATCAAGTGGTTCATTACGAAACTGATGAAGATGATATTACGAGGGCGTTGTGAGCGTTTGGTTTTATCATAACGTGTTAGCACCGAAACAGGTCAAGTCAGCCGAAGAGGTTGGCTTGTCTGTATTTCGTCATTGGGATGGATTGTATCTTGATGTTGATATTCTTGAGCAAGAGATGCAAGACACTATTGAAGCTGTTCAGCAACAATTCTGTCGTGAGGGCAGGATCTGGCAAGGGCAAAGGTATCAGGGCAATCCAACTTTAGGGTCAGATAACAATACGGTTATTCGTGGCGGTAGCTTGCCGCCGCAAACAAACAATTATGTTAAGAAGAAGGACAGACACTGATGGAGCATAATTTTGGTAATGTCGTCAGCCTATTTGATGGCATGTCGTGTACACAGATCGCTTTGCAGAGGATGGGAATTGTTCCTAAACGATACTTTGCCAGTGAGGTTGACAAGTATGCAATCACAGTTGCCAAGGCTAATTTCCCCGACACGATACATGTGGGCGATGTTCGTAACGTAATATGGCCTGAGATATTTGACGGTGAGCCAATTGACTTGTTGATCGGCGGCAGTCCGTGTCAGGGATTTTCGTTTGCAGGGGGTCAATTGGCGTTTGATGACCCGCGCAGCAAATTATTTTTTGAATTTGTTCGTGTTCTGAAAGAATGCAAGCCGAAGTATTTCCTGTTGGAAAACGTAAATATGAAACAGGAGTTCCAAGATGTCATAAACGAACAATTGGGATGTAAGCCTGTGGATATAAATTCTAATCTTGTCAGCGCACAGAACAGGCGCAGGTTGTATTGGACAAACATTCCAGTCAGGTCGTTGCCAGAGAATAAGCGCATATACCTAAAGGACATATTGGAAGATGGCTTTACAGACCGCGATAAGGCGCATTGTGTGGACGCTAATTACTTCAAGGGCGGCAATCTGAAGTCGTACTTTGAAAAACACAGGCGGCAGTTGATATTTGACTTTGCCGAAGAAGAAGAAACAGAAGGCACGGTTCTGGCTGGTCATGCTGATCTGAAGGGGCATGATTATAATAGACGCGTGTATCACCCAGATGGCAAAGCACCAACGCTTGCAGCGGCCTCTGGCGGCAATCTTGAGCCGAAGATATTACAGATCGCTCGAGGCGCTAATGAAGGTGGGATCAGGGCAGAGGATGGCAAGGTTCCGTCAATGACAAGTTCATCATGGGAGCATAACAATTTGTTGCTTTACCCAGCGTCTATCGTAGGACGTAGGCTCAATAATGGTGTGCGTGATGATTACAATAAAGATGTTCCTGTTAGTCAGTGCCTAGAGGTGCATGACACCAAGGGCAAGGCTAGGTGCCTGTCAACGGTGGAGAAAGATACGCTCGTATCGCCATTGCCAGAGGGTCGCTATCCAGATGCGTACAATGACGAAATGCGGCTTATGTGGCGCAAATTAACGTGTGTGGAGTGCGAAAGACTCCAGACTGTTCCAGATAATTATACCGCACATGTGAGCAATACACAGAGGTATAAGATGTTGGGCAATGGATTCACGGTGGATGTAATCCGCCATTTGTTAGGAGGTATGGACAGATGAGTGCAAAAATTCCGACTATGGAAGAGCTGAAGTGGGCTTTGCGTATACCAGAGGTAGAGCATAAGTTAGACAGACTGGGCAGAGTCGTTACAAAAAAGAACGTCAATTACCAGAGAGGAAAACAGGTATTTCCTGGAAAAACGTCAGAACAAGAAGTCAGACGAGCAAAAACTTTTCTTTATGGGAGAAAGTCGTGAATGAAGAGTTGATGATCGCATATGATCTAAAGCACCAGATTGAATGCTTGCCGCAGGAATATAAGAGTTCCTCTGTCATTGATAATGTAACTACAGAACACACAATGCTGGAGAGAATAGCTATGATAATTCATGTGCTGGAGAGTAATAGTAAAGATGTCAGTTAACCTAGAGGGCAAATGATGAACGGATTTGAATCGTTACAAAAAGTAAAAGATGACATGATGCGTCCAATGTATGAGAAACGGCGTCACCTTGGTTGTCAATTATGTGGTAATACGTTTCATGGACATTATCAAAAGACTGGTTATCAGTCAGATAAAGTACCAACACATGAAGATGTATTTTATCCTGATTGTCCCACTTGCGGTGTTGCTTTCACTGTAAGACCCGCCAATGAGGCTGTTTCCATTTATGAGCATGAGCAGGAAAAAAAGCGAAAGAATAAAGCGGCTGCTGAAAAACGTAAGGCAACAAGAGAGCGCAAGATAAAGGAGTATTGGGATAGGGTCAGACATGTCAGAGCAAATCCACATGATGCAACGCCAGAGGAGTTGCATAGCTTTAACTTTGTGCAAGCCTTACTTTGTATGCCCTATTACGGTGGCTATGACAAAAGAGAGAAGCCTTGTTGGGAGAAAGGTCTAAATGGTCAATATGAGGTAAAGTTTAACTATGTTGACCAAGGCACCAGTAGATCAGGAAAGACCCATTACACTAGACAATGGTTTGATATTACCAACACAGATACAGGTGAGACTTGGGAGGCTAAACGGTAAGTTAACCTGTTATTGGTTAATATTTAGTTACATGGTTACATGGTTACGGCATGTAACTAAAATCGCATGTAAGTAGGAAGTTGTTGTAATTGTTTAGTAAATCGGGTTAGTTACATGTGGTTACATTTGTAATATCGGAAGTTAATTGTGGTGTGTAAGTCATTGAAAACAATCGTGGTTACATGGTTACATGAGGTTCCCTATATATATATAGGTATAGGTATATGTAACCTATACCTATACTGGAGTTCGGGGGCGGGATGAATTGTTCGCAATGTAATGAAGAAATAGTGAAGGGCATGGAGCTGTATTTGAACACAGATGTAATCTGTTTGGGGTGCGCGGTTATGGAGTCCAATGACAAAATGGAAGAGGACGTATATTTGTTCGCAAAAGAGCTGGCAGAGAAAACGAAGGAATATATCGAGCGTATGGATGTCGGGATAAAGGTAACGAGAAATGGTGGGTTGTATTATCAAGACGATGAACACCAGAACATATATCATATTGTTAGTTAGGAGAGCGTAATGCCAAAGGTCGGTGAAGACTTGTCCAAAGTGCAGAGACACGCAGGACAGCGAAGGCTAAAGCCAGTACAACAGAAGTTCCTAGATTTTTATCTGCATAAGGATATGACACAGACAGAAGCAGCAAGACAGGCAGGGTATAAGAACGCCTCAGTGTCCGCTGTAAGGCTGTTGCGTAATCCTGTGGTGGCAGAACGCCTACAGGAGATGAGGCTGGAGGCACAGGCTAGGTTCGGGGTCAGCGTAGATAAGTCTGTTCGGGATCTGAAAAAGATGCGTGACCAAGCGTGGGAAATGGGTAAGTTCAGCGAAGCTATCCGTGCTGAAGAGCTGAGACTAAAAGCATCGGGACTACTTATCAACAAGCAGCACGTTATCAAGGAGGACATTACCGCAGCGACAAAGGAGGATATTGCGAACAAATTGGCTGAGTACAAGCGTTTGGCTGAGTCGCGCATGAAGAATGTAACACCAGATGTAGTGGCTATTGATCATGAAGACCTAGATATAGTTGAGGATAAGATGTAACGGCGAATTTGTGGGTGGACTTCTAGCGCGGGGGGATCGGGCTTGCTCCTCGGGCTTTTATAGAAATTGTTCGGGACTGGATGATCGGGGTCGGGGTTCTTCGGGGTCTTCGGGGTCGGGTTTCCGGGGTTAGTATAGTCTTTTCTCCGATTATCGGGGTTTCGGGGTGATCGGGACTCCAGTACCCGTATAATTGTTCGGGAACTGGGCTGCGCCTCCCAGGGCAGCTGCAGCCTCTTCGGGGTTTAATCAGTACAATTGTTCGGGATCGGGCTTGACTGGGCTGCATAAGCCAGGGAATCATGAGCTGTCCCAGGTAGAAAGTTGTTCCTCCCTTGCTTTTTACCTGGGCGCAGCACCGGGGGAGGCCGGGCATAACCAGTACAATTGTTCGTTAATCGCCTCCTTTGCTGCAGCCCCCAGTTTCCTGGTCAAGTCTCAAAAAAAATAAAAAAAGTGCATTTCATCCCTTGCATGTTGTGCAGTGATTGCTTATATTAATATCACTAACAACGAATGGAGGCACAAAGTGGCTGAGAAATTAGTAGACACACAAAATGAATTGTTTCAGCAATGTAGACATATTGCAGATCAAATTGAATCTGGCGAATATGAGTCTAGTGATGAGGAAGAGAAAGGCGCTTTTGATTATCTCTCTGACGCACTTGACATTGAATACACAGTTGACAGCAAAGGTGAGTATTTAGGTGCAAGAGTTCTAGTAGCTTTTGGAGGTCCAAATATTTGGATTAATACAAGATACAAAACTGTTGAGGGTTATTGGTGGTCTGATAGAGCAGAGGCTAATTATCACAATGACGAACTAGGTTTAGATGACGCATTAAAAGAATTATGGAATATGCGTTAAGGGGGGAGCAATGATTTATTTTGCATATGGGTCAAATTTAAACAAACGACAGATGAGCATGCGGTGTCCCAAGGCAAAAGCCTTGGGCGCTGGCTATCTCACAGGGTGGCGGTTGGTCTTTCGGGGCGTGGCTGACATTGAAGAGAACCACACAGATCCAACAGTAATGTTGCCAGTCGGGTTCTGGGAGATTACAGACGACTGTTTGCAAGCGTTGGATTTCTATGAGGGCTATCCTCGGCTTTATCGGAGAGTCAACATCAACGGGATGATGACCTACCGCATGAACAGTTCGGGGTATTCAGCACCTCATGAGTCCTATTTCAACGCAATCCGTCAGGGGTATCATGACTTCGGGCTTGACGAGTCGGAGTTATACCATGCTCAAGATTGGGCGGACGAGCTGGAGGAGGCTATGTAATGCAAATTGTTCGGGTTGAATCGAGGGCTGCAGCCGTGCGCTGCGGCCCATTTTTTTTGCCCGGGCCGTCCGGGTACTGGGAAAAACCCGTACAATTGTTCGTATACTGGGTACTGGCGCTGCAGCCCAGTTCGTCTTCAGCTCGTGAAAAAAAAGTATCAAATAGTTCTTTTTGTTGTTGATTCTTGTGCAGTGATTGCTTACTCTATATATACAAGGTAGGGGAAGCGATGACCGCCGACCAGACATGCGAACAGCACCTCTACCTTGTACTAACAACCTTTGGAGGGTGAAGTGAAACACAATGTTAAAAAAGATATTTTAGCTGGCAAATCTACTGATTTCATCGTTAGCAAATATCTATCAAAAGAAACAAGCAAAGACGATGTTTTGAAAATAGTGCGTATGATTAAGTATATGCACTACAAAACAACAGGTGAAAAATTGTAGAAATATGTGGAGATTAAGATGACTGAGCAGGAAACTAAAAACAACTTGTCAATTATCTGGGATGCGTTGCATGATTATAGAGAGAATTGTATTCCACAGTATAACGACAATGATTTTACAAAAGATGAAGTAACGTATGACGAGCAGTGGGATGAGATTTGTGGAGCAATGGCAAATATCACAGAGCAACTCGGTTTAGATAGTGGAGCTGACAATGATGTTTGAAGAATGGATTGATGAATTACAAACTAGATTTATCTTTAATATCCGTAACGATAAATCACTCATGGAAAAATTGCGTAAGTTGTGGGAGAAAAACAATGCGTAGATTTTGTAACTTTATGACGGGAGTTTGCTTTCTCGGTGTGGTTATGTTGGCGGCAATCGAGCCGCATGACACGACAGCGTTCTATATCCACGCGGGGATGATTACAATCATGACTCTCGGGATGGCTTTCTTCGCAATCACAGCTCGCAGCATTCAAGATTAACCAGAACAATTTTTCCAACTGCCCGGCTTCGGCCGGGTTTTTTTTCGCCCAGTCCCGGTGACTGGCGTACAATTGTTCGGGTTATCGCCAGTCCGGGGAGGAACTGGGCAGCGCAGCGCCCAGGTGAATCGGGGAATTGTTCGGGTTCGGGATCGGGATTCGGGGCAGCAGCTGCAGCTCGGGTCTGGGATTCGGGTTCGGGGTCGGGCTTTCCCAGTAAAAAACCCGTACAATTGTTCGTAATTGGCTGCCCAGGCCCTGGCCCGGCGCCCGGATTTTTTCAAAAAAAACGCTGCTTTTCTGCCAAAAAACGCACAATTGCACTTGAATTATGTGCAATGAGTGCTTATTTTAATAGGACAACGACGAAACAAATGGAGATTAAGACAATGACAACGATTTTTAGAAGTGACGTATATCCTACATTTGGTCATGAGGCGGAATGCGCTAATGGTGGCGCATCTCGCAATTGGTCAATTAGCAGATGGCAGGATGAATTGAACGATGCTGGCTATAATTGGGTAAACGCAATTCATGATGGCACCTGTGAAGTAGACGTTGAGTTTATCATTCCGCCTTTCCCATTATGTGATGCCGCAAAAAGTGACATTGCCGAATTGTTCGCGTGGATTGAAAGCAAAGGCGCGATAGTTGGCCGTCATAAACTAGGCGGCCATGTTCATATGGGAAATCGCCTAGTACATACCAATATAAGCAAGTCTGATTTTTGGCGTGCATCCAAGGCCGAATACGCAACGCATAGACGCTATTATAATCCATCAGCATCCATGACGGCACCATTGCCATTGGCATTGGTAAAAGACGTTGTTTGCCGCTATGCCGAGCATAGACAAGATATTGATAGCATTCTTCCGCAATCACGCCGCAATGGGCGCAACACTATGATACAGAATATAGATCATGTTGCGCCCAATGGGCGCGACTATTCCGCTTTTATGCAGGCTGAAAATGCTAGTCGTATGAGTAATATATTAGGCGGTAAATTTCGCGTTGTTAATCTTGAAACATGGTCACGACTAAACACTATTGAATTTCGCCAGCATCAATCAACATTGGACGCCCAAAAACTTTTTGGATGGTGCCGCCTTATTGCTAATATGTTTCAGCATTCCGACTGGCATAGAATGGATTATAACGCACCATCATCAATAATAGTTGATACGCCAGAAAATCCATTCAGGCGTGGGTCACGCATTGGCGTTTTATATACAGCCATGCGCGTTGATGGTGGCGCGACTACTCGCGATCTAATGAATGCAACCGGATGGTCAGCGGATACAATACGCGCTCGCGTTTCCGAAATACGCAATCGTGACGACATAGGACAAGGCGGTGTGTTATGCCATACGCAACAGGCATACGGCAATTCATACGGCGATAGCCAAGGCAATCATGATCTCAATGGTTATGAAGTTGTCCGCACAATTGAAACACAAGTGGCAGGTGGAGTAGGTTTAATGCCAGAAAACAGGCGCGGTATGACAAGCATATGGGCGGGTTTATCAGATGAATTGTTTGAATACTTTAATGCAAGGCGCGAACAATTACGATAAACCCACACAAAAACAAACTAGGCTGGCATCTGCCAGCCTATTTTTTTGCGTACAATTTGACTAGGTACCCTAGCAGCCGAGACTGGCGCGAAAATCGGGACACGGGTATGTATGGTACCCCTCCGCAAAAAAAACTTGACAGCGCGACACGCTGCGCCAAGTTCCCCACAAACAACCCCCAGTAAAAATAACAACCACTACCCCAAAAAATTTTATATAAAAATCATTGACAGTTTAAGCAACCATTGCCATATTATATGTACTGACAAAAAGGAGAGATAAAATGAAACAATACAGACTTAAAATTGGTGGTGATCCGATTGATTTCTTCGCGGAGAACCCAGAGGGCTTCTTGGATGCTTGGCGTTCTGTCAATCTTCGAGCCAGCTCTGACGACAAGGAATGGCTAAGACAGGCTGCGATGTCTGCATGCGACTGGGCAGGTGGTCCTATTCGTTACGACAATGCAACTGTGTTTGCACAGGACATGATGAGCAAGGGCATGCTGGAGGAGATAGGGTAATGCAGAAATCTATGACATCTTACAGCATGATGAAGGGCAAGGAGTTGTCGAACATGCGGTCTAAGATAGGCAAGAGCCAAGAGGCTTTTGCAGATGCTTTGGGCGTAAGTTTGCGTATGTACAGCTATTACGAGTGTGACAGGAAGCCCGTACCGAAGACAGTTGAGTTTTCTGCTCGTTACATTTTGTCAAAAAAGGATGGTGAGATGCCCACTTCTGGACTGTCTGACTTTGACAGGGACAGGATTGGTCGTTTGCAGTACGCTTTGAGGGGTGTTGAGGGTTTTGACCACAAGTCAGACCAGATTTTAAGGCAGTTGGCAGATGAGATCGAATATCTGTTGTCAAAGTTTGACTAATAACATATCATTGGCTCCATGTATCTTTATAGAAGGGACTGGGCATGAACAATTTCATGGGGCCAATGGCACCGCCTCCGGCGGCACCTGGACAACCGCAGAAGCTGGAAATACGCACAAATCCTAATCAGAGAGCTAATTTCAAGCAATTTATGCGACAGCGCACGGCACCCATGATGCCGATGCAGCAACAGCCTCAACCCATGCCTCAACCCATGCCCATGATGCAACCACAGATGCCGCTTCGCATGGAGATGGGTGGTAGTGTTGATATATTTGATCCCATGTATTCTGCTCCGATGATGGCACCGCCAGCCCCTATGGGTTTTGATGACGGTGGTGCAGTTCCGCCGCGCCGTACAGACATTCGTGGTCAGGATCATATGCTGTCGTACATTACGCCTGACGAGGCCGACATCTTGGAGGCTTTAGGTGGCAGTGGCGAGGCTGGTCCTATGGGTATTCCGACATTCATTGGAGGTGGTGGCGGTGCAATGGGTGGTTTTGGTGGCACAAAGTCTTCATACGATGGCCCTGACAATGATAAGGATAACGATAAAAGTCAAGGCAGGCTTGAAGACGCGGATGCTGCCGCAGCCGAGAAACAGAAGGCTAAAGAAGAGTCAGACAAGGAGGCGGCAAAAGCTACCTCTGATGAGATCAATCGTATGCAGGACAGGCTTGAAGCTGGCCTTATTGATACCGCTGGAACAGGCCAAAGACCTGAAGTAAGCATGAGCAGAAAAAGCGAAGCTGAAATTAATCAAGATAGATTAGTTGATATAGCCTCTATGGGAACTGGGCAACAACCCACTGACATTTCTGGCATACCTGGCATTAGCAATGTTGATATAACCCAGCCTGACGATGCTGTTGATTCAGGTGCATTTGACATTGACTTGGATGACACTGAATTGGATTCAACAGAAGTTGCTGCTGCTGAACAGAAGGCAAAAGCGGATCTTGCCTCAAGTATTGCGGCTCTTGGCATGCCTGATGAGTATGATCCTGTTACCACTACTGACGCTCAAGGCAAAAAAACAACAGTTAGCTTTGATGAAGGAGAGACTCCAGACTACGATGATCCAAATCGTGCTGGATATGAGCGTGGTTTACCAACAGGACTAAAGTTTGTAACCACACCCACAGGCACAAAGATAACACAGAATCTCGCTGGTCTGACAGCGGCGCAAAGGAAGTCTTTGCCCGGTTACATGAACCCTACACAGAACACAGGATTTTTCGCTGGTCTTCAAAATTTTTTAGGGGAGGATCCTATGGCGGATCCTTTAGGGTTTGAAGTAGATGAAACCACAGGTCAGGTAACTGGCGTTATTAATGAACCCTCTCTTCCCGGAATGATGGGCGCTGTTACTGATATTTTTACAAATTCGTTTTTCCCTGATCCTTCAACATTTACATCAGACGAACAGTTATTTACACAGAGGCCAAGTGTTTACACAGGTTTTGGCCCCGGATCGCTTCAGCAATCTGGCTCTAAGAAAGATCAATCTGGTGATCCAGTAAAACAGCCATTTGATCCGTGTCCTGAAGGTTTTTCTCTGGTTAATGGTGTTTGCACACCTATTGAACAGACGGATACAGGGGGCGGCACTCCGAATCAATTAGGCGGAGGAGCAGCAACGCCTGCATCTCCTCTTGCACCGCAACCTGTACTTGTTCCATCTACTAGAGTTAGTCCACCTGTTTCTGGTCAGATGCCTGTTGGATATGGTTCACCATTTACTGGCGTGGCGAATCCTTCTGTTGCAAGCAACGCGGCTTTATACCAGAACATGTTGAATCAGCAGGCCATGACTCCATTGCGGTTGCAGGACGGTGGCCCTGTATCATCACGGCTGGATCAGGCGGCTGGCAATTTCTTGAAAGCCATACAACCAGCGGCGTAGTTAAATGGATGAAGCTTTTGATATTGCCACCGAGTTTCTGACCGATGCGGAGCTTGAGTCACTTGGCAAGCACTTGGACAAGTACAAGGAGCTTCATGACAGAGACAGGCTTCAAAGTGGGTTTCTTGATTTTGTAAGGTATGTCTGGCCTTCTTTTATTGCTGGCAATCATCATAAGATATTTGCAGATAAGTTAGAGCGTGTGGCGCGAGGCGATTTAAAGAGGCTTATTGTCAACATGCCTCCGAGACACACCAAGTCAGAGTTTGCGTCCTATTTGTTTCCTGCATGGGTTATGGGACAATCACCAGAAACAAAGATAATTCAGGCAACGCACACGGCGGAACTGGCTGTTGGTTTTGGACGTAAGGTCAAAAATCTTCTGGACAGTGATATTTACCGTGATGTTTTTCCTAAAATGGAATTGGCTAGGGACGCGAAGGCCAGTGGTCGTTGGTCAACAAATGAGGGTGGTGAGTATTACGCGGTTGGTGTGGGCGGCGCTTTAGCGGGTCGTGGTGCTAATTTGTGTATTATTGATGATCCTGTATCAGAGCAGGACGCTCTTAGTCCAACGGCATTGGATAACATTTACGAATGGTACACATCAGGTCCGAGACAGCGTTTGCAGCCGGGAGGCTCGATAATAATTGTGATGACGCGGTGGAGTATCCGCGACTTGACGGCGAAAGTATTACAGAAACAGGCCGAGGGCGGAGCCGATCAGTGGGAAGTGGTGGAGTTTCCTGCGATATTTCCCGATACAGACAACGTGTTGTGGCCCGAGTTCTGGAGCAGGGACGAATTAGACGGCGTTAAAGCGTCTATTCCTGTTGCTAAATGGAATGCACAGTATCTTCAGAATCCTACTGCTGAAGAGGGTGCGATTATTAAAAGGGAGTGGTGGAATGTTTGGGAATCTGATGATCCACCTGTCGTTGATTACGTCATCCAGTCGTATGACACCGCCTTCACCAAATCCGAAAGGGCGGATTACTCGGCTATTACGACTTGGGGTGTGTTTTATCCTGACGAGGGTGATGATGCTGCGATCATATTGCTGGACGCGGAAAAGGGTCGATGGGAGTTTCCAGAGCTTAAAGACGCGGCATTGCGTCTGTATGAAGAATTTGAACCAGACATGGTGCTGATAGAGCAAAAAGCATCTGGTACACCGTTGACTCAGGACTTGCGTAAGATGGGTATTCCTGTGTCTGGTTTTACCCCTGGAAGGGGAGCTGATAAGTTCTCAAGAATGAATGCCTGTTCACCTGTCTTTGAATCTGGTATGGTATGGTGTCCTGAAACACGTTGGGCGGAAGAAGTTATTGAGGAATGTGCCGCTTTTCCTAATGGAGAGCATGATGACTTGGCGGATTCCATGACTCAGGCTATACTGCGTTTTAGGCAGGGCGGTTTTATACGCACCCGTTCAGATGAAGAGGACGATGATTTCTCGCATTACAAGCGCAGCAGGGAGTATTACTGATGACTGAAAGACAAGAAGAGAACATTGGCAATCTGAAAAATCTTAGAGCCATGATCAAAAAGGATATGAACACAGTTGCACAGGTCAACAAAGTACAAGATGAAATTGAAGGCATGACCACGGCTGGGAAAAAGGCGCTATCTTCGGAGATTGCAGACTTTAAAAAACTCAGGAAGAACGTGCTTGCCAGAAAAGAAGAGCCAAGATTTAGGGATAGAGCAATGGCTCCCAAAGAAGGTGGTCCAAAGATCCCTACAAAGCTTCCAAAGTCAAAGCCAAAGCGTCCTACACAAGTAGCGGCAGCAAAGCCAAAGTCTTCAGGTGTTACGTTTGACACCAGTGGTACACTTCCTGGTCAGACAATTAAAAGAATGAACAACGGCGGAGCTGTCATGTCTGGACGCGGCGGTAAATTTAAGGGGACATTCTAATGGGTAAGGTTAAGACGATAGCACAAGATGAGCTTGATGAGTTTCTTGACTCGTTAAATGATGCTCGTAGAGATGTGTTTGAAAGCAGAGTTGACTCGCAAAGAGAAAGCGATCCATTTGGTGTCATGCGTGACATGAAAGCTGGCAAGTACAAGCATGGCGGTGCGGTCATGCCTGGTCGTGGTGGTAAGTTCAAGGGGACATTCTGATGGGTAAGAAAAAAGCTAATCTTAATAAAATGAGCCTTGAAGAGTTAGAGCGTTACATACAGCAGCTAAAGGAGCCTCTCGTGGTAAAGCCAGTCAAAAAGAACAAAGGTGGCGGTCTTAATGCCGCAATTGATCGCGTTAAAAGAGTCCAAGGCATGCAAAAAGGTGGCCCCGTGCCTAAAAAGGAAAAACGTAAAAGAATTTTACCGACTGTGGACATTGCGACTCCAAAATCTATCGGTCAATCTCTTATTGATTCCCTTAACAGGAAAAGAGCTGAAAAAGCATCTGGGCTACCAAGTATGTCAGAGGATCAAATTTTTGGTCAATCTTTAAAAGAATTAAAGGAGGAAAACCCTCAAGCATTAACGCGACTTAGACAAAGAAGAAATGTGACTGGCATGGAAGAAGGTGGCGAAGTGCCTAAGAAGTTCAAAGGCTTTTCTAAGCTTCCTGAAAATGTGCAACAGAAGATGGATCCTGTTGCCGCTGCCAAGTATGAAGATGGTGGGGAAGTCCGTGGCATGGGTCGAGCTTATAGGGGTGCGCCCAGAAAGGCTAAGATAAGATAATGAGCAACATGCAAAACGAAGCTCTTCTTGAGAGCCTATTTGAAGAAGGATTAGAGCTTTTTGGCGGCGATGAAGACAAAGCCGCAAAATTTGCTCGTGATCGTTTTGATCAATTGCCAGAGCCTGATTATAAAAATGAGGGCGGTGGGGTTGTTGATCAGGTCACTGAATATTTGAAAAAGCTGATCAGTGAGAGAAAAGAGGCTTTTAGCGGAGAAGTTCCAAAGAAAAAAAATAAAGAACCAAAATCTTTTGGTCATGGCGGTTTTGTTGATGAAGAGTCTCCAAAGGCTCAGATGGATAAAATAAATATTTCTATCACTTTGAATATGGGTAAGGGATCAGAGATGAATCCTTCAGATGACGGAAATCAAAGAGATATTATGTGATGTTGTATGAATTTGGTGATATAATCATGAAGAGGCTGGTTTCTGGCTTTGCAGCCATGATTACTGCCCTTCTCATGGTTGCGCCGAAGCCAGCCTCACCAAAATGGAGATTAAATGGCTGATGATCAGGGAATCATGGGCGCTTTTTCTGCTCCAACCATGAGCAGTCAGATGTTTGACGCTCTGTCAGATAAAACAAATATGTTTAAAAATCCTATGGGAAGTGAGACTTTGGGTGCGGTAAACCGTGCCATTGTTAGCGCACCGATTGATGCTATTGATCTTATCGGTCGAGCTGGCGAGACTGTTCTACGCGGAGCCGCTACTGGCGCTGGAGAATTAGCGCAGGGTCTTGGCATGGGCGAGGCTATGTCTGATCGACTAAAGAGAGATGTTTATGGTCTTGGTATTTCTGCTGGAATTGTTGCGCCGATGGCTGGGCCTCGTCCACGAGGCAAGTCAAATAAGGCGTTGGTCATTGAAGCGCAAAAAGATAAGGTAAAATCACCAGTTGCCAAGCAGAAGCTAGACGAGGACTTAGAGTTTGAAGCTTTAGAGGATGCTTTGAAAGACGCAGATCTTGAGCTTGATGACGCATTGGTTGCCCAAGTTAGATATTATAATTCATATGATGATATTCCTATGTCTACAGACACATTTAACGATGTTCTTATTAATAATTTTGCAACCATTAGAGGAACTGGTAAAAGTCGTGGTGAATCTATGATTGATGCTATGAAAGCAACAGAGGACAGCCTTAATGTCGTTATTGACCGCCCGATACAGGACAAGATCTTTGCCAGACTTGACGGTGACTACGGTTTTGGCGCTAATAGAGCAATTAAACGCCGTGAGGAAGCCGCTGCGAATAAAGCTGCTATAGATAGAGAGCTTGCAATGTCTAGGCAAGAACCCATGAAAACTGTTAGTTTAGAAGAAGCCACGAGAATGCAAAATGAAATTAGTGGAATGGGCATACCGCAGCCAGCGCCACAAAGACCGACATTAAGCGTTATTGAAGGCGGGAAGGAATAGAAATGGCTATTGAAAAAGGCATAGGTTCAATAGAGGCGGCAACGCCTCAAGAGCAAGCTGAAATTGATATAATAGAATTTCCTACGCAGCCTAATGTCATGGAAATGGACGATGGTTCAGCTATTGTTGGTGAAATAGTTGAAGAAATGGCTGTGGCTCAAGACATTCCTTTTGACGCTAACCTTGCAGAATACATTGATGATGGTGATTTAGGCACTATCGCTTCTGATATTTCCAATGATATTGATGATGACATTGCTTCGCGTCAAGATTGGGAAGAGTCATACAAGAGGGGCATTGATCTGCTTGGCATGAACTATGAGGACAGAAGCCAGCCTTTTGAGGGTGCTACTGGTGTTGTTCATCCGTTACTTGCCGAGTCAGTCACACAGTTTCAGGCACAGGCTTATCGTGAAATGTTGCCATCTGGTGGTCCTGTGCGTACACAGACTATGGGGGCAGAGACTCCAGAGCTTGTTCAACAGGCAAATCGTGTAAAAGACTATATGAATTACATGATTACTTACGAGATGGAAGAATACGATCCTGAAACAGATCAAATGTTGTTCTATCTGCCGATTGTAGGATCAACTTTCAAAAAGGTGTACTTTGACCCACTTATGCAAAGAGCAGTCAGCAAATTTGTACATGCTGAAGACCTTGTTGTACCTTATGGCGCGACTGATTTACTTACTGCACCGCGTATTACGCATATTATTCGCATGGACAAGAACGAAGTCCTGAAGCTACAGCTCACAGGTTTTTATAAAGAAGTTGATCTACCAAGTGGCTCTATTACCACCGAAAACAACACAAGTGTTCAAGAGGCTATTGATGACGCACAAGGCGTACAATTGTCTGGGTCTGGTTCAGAAGAGCTTGTTCTTCACGAAGTCCACACATCTTTGGATCTAAAAGGCTTTGAGCATCTTGATGTTGAAGGTGAGGAAACAGGATTAAAAATTCCTTATGTGATCACGATATTAGAAAAAACTGGAGAAATCTTAGCCATTCGCCGCAATCATGATGAGATAGATCCGTTAATGCGGCGCAAGCCATACTTTGTGCATTACAAGTTTTTGCCCGGCCTTGGTTTTTATGGTTTTGGTCTGACACATATGATTGGTGGCTTATCTCAAGCATCAACAAGCATTTTACGTCAATTGATTGATGCTGGAACACTATCGAATCTTCCTGCTGGATTTAAAGCTCGTGGCGCTCGTATTCGTGATGAGGATGAACCGCTCCAGCCTGGTGAATTTAGAGATATAGACTCTGCTGGTATGGATATACGTCAATCCATCATGACTTTACCTTTCAAAGAGCCATCACAAACTCTGTATAGCCTCTTAGGAGGGCTTGTAGAGGCTGGTAGACGGTTTGCGTCTATGGCAGACATGAAGATAGGTGAAATGGGCGGAGACACGCCTGTAGGGACTACAATGGCGATTATGGAGCGTGGCACAAAAGTCATGTCAGCTATCCATAAGCGGTTGCATTACGCACAGAAGCAAGAATTTAAAATTCTAGCTAATATTTTCGCTAGAAACCCAGCACCTGTGTATCCTTATGCTACACCCGGCGCACCGCCACAGATAATGCAGCAGGACTTTGATGATCGCGTTGATGTTCTGCCTGTCTCTGACCCGAATATTTTTTCTATGTCACAGAGGATTGCTTTGGCTCAGACACAGTTACAGCTTGTCCAGTCAAATCCAGAGGTTCACGGTGGGACTCAAGGTTTGTATCAGGCATACAGAAACATGTATCAGGCTCTAGGTGTAACAAACATTGACTCTGTTCTTCCGCAGCCACCGCAACCACAGCCCATGAACCCTGCCAAGGAAAACCAAGAAGCAATGCGTGGACAAAGGTTACAGGCGTTTCCTGACCAGAATCACCAAGCGCATATTGAGTCTCACTTGGCAATTCTGTCAACACCAGTGGCACAAGCTAATGCAACCATCGTTATGACTCTGCAAGGTCATATACAGGAGCATATTGGCATAATGGCTGAAATGCAGGCTCAACAAGAAGTTATGTCGCAGCTTGATCCAGAAGCTCAGATGGTTTTGCAACAGAACCCACAAATGGTTCAACAGCTTCAAGGTGAGATCGCCAATAAAGCAGCAGAGCTTATTGGTGAGTTGACCGAGCAGTTCGCACAAGCCGTATCTCCTGCTGACAATGTTGATCCTCTTGTTGCAATAAGGCAACAGGAACTGTCGTTGCGTGGTGCAGAAATACAACAGAATGCAGAGCAGTTCCAAGAAAAGCAGGATCTTGAGCGTGAGAAAGAAAGAAACGATGCGCTTATAGCTCAACAGCGCATTGATTTAACAGAAGAGGCTACAGCGGAAAAGACTCGTGTGGCTGAAGAGAGAATACAGACTCAGCGGGATATTGCCGCTGCTAATTTGCAAAGGAGAATGTAATGTCTGCAAGTTCTGTACGTTCAAAATTTATGGAAGTAGAAAAAGAAAAGAAACGCCAAAGACGTTTAATGAAAGAAGGTGTGCAGACTCCTGTTCAGGAAATAGCCCCTGCTGTCGAGTCAGTTCCAGTTGTTGAAGAAGTTGCTCCTGTCACAAAATCTTTTGTAAAAAAAGTGACTAAGAAGAAAGCTGCAGCTAAAAAGGCAAAGTAATGACTGGTAAAAAAGATACACCTACTTTGAAAGAAGCCTTTCTGGCTCTTGATGACGAGCGGTTTAAAATTTTAAAGGAAGCCATAGAAGCTGGGAAGAAAGGGTTTAAATATGATACGAAAACTGGTCAACGTGATTTTGGCTTTAATGAAGGAGGCGAGGTCTGCCGTGGTCAAGGCCGTGTCTCGCGTAAAAGAAAGTTTAAGATGTACTAAATAATGGCTCAGAAAAAATTACAAAAAGAGTCTGTCTACGCCGATTACGATGAAGATGGTGACGGCATTGTCAGTGATGCAGAACTCGCTCATGTCAAAGAAATAAAAAAAACGGAAACTGAATTACGCAAAAACCTAGCTCAACTGCGTATGGCTAGATATACATTGATCTCAATGGGGGCGTTTACTTTGTCCATGTTCTTTATACCATTAGATAGAGTTACAGCGTTAAGTGATATTAGTAATTTGTTTTACATATCTGGCGCAGGCATTGTTGGAGCCTACATGGGAACAACAGCTTGGATGAATAGGAAGTAAATAGGGCAACTTTTAAAATAAAGGGCAAAAAATGGAAGCGATACTGTTAATTGGCGCATTGGCTTATGGAATGCACCACTATCATCAAAATGAAAATCAACAAGATACCATCATAGACGTAGGTCAGAAGGTCGTTTTTAACGAAGGGTTAGAAGAAATCGACTGGTCAAAAGCTGGCAACTTTAGGGTATCAAGCACTGAAAACAACGTAAAGTGGGTTGTAATTAGTGATGGTTGAAGAAAAGAAAAAGCCAATATCGTTAGCTGTTGGGGAGAACAGCTTTGAACTGGTGCTTCGCATATTAGGTAATGAGTTTATAGCTATACGGATAGGTTCTACTAATTTTAGCGGTAAGCTCATAGCAGGTGGAGTTTTGCTTTTGTTTTTTACTTTTATGTTGATGGAGGTTTTTGGTCTGTCACGAATAATGGGTGTTGAGTAGTGGCTACCAAGCTTAGTGAAAACACAGAATTATCTATGCCCATCCGCAATCTGATTGCGATGGTGGTTGGCGCAGCCGTAGCGACATGGGCATACTTTGGAGTTATTGAAAGACTTAATACGATTGAAAATAAATTTATTCTTGTTGAAACAGACTTGGGTCAAAACACAGAGTTTCGTATCAAGTGGCCTAGAGGCGAAATGGGTAGTTTGCCAGCCGACAGCGAACAGTTTATGATGATCGAACATCTTGCTACTGAACTAGAAAAGCTGGCTGAAAATATAGAATCAGGTAACGCGCCACATGATCAGCAACAAAAGCTGGTGTTAGAGTTTTACGATAGGCGGCTAACCAAGATAGAGGACAACATAGAAAAGCTGACGAACAATGATTGAAGTTACCTTTGTTTTACTATTGATGATTGGCGATGAAAAAGTAGAATATACGCCGTATGAAAACTTGTCTCAATGTTTGACCGTGCGCCGTAAAATCAAGCGTAATACTGGACATACAATTGATTTTGATAAAAGGTGGGCATGCAAGCAGTTGAAGGTAAAAATTGAAGCAGGCGAAATAATGGAGATTATTGAGCAATGATACAGGCACTCATAGGTCCAATTGCAAATTTAGCCAGCACTTGGATGGAAGGCAAAGTTGAAGAGAAAAAAGCTGTGGCTGGTGCAAAAGTAGCAAAAGCTAGAGCTGAAGCAGTAATTATGGAGAAAAAAGCCACAGGTGAGATCGACTGGGATCTTAAAATGGCTGATGCTTCAGCCTCGTCTTGGAAAGACGAGTGGTTAACAATTTTGTTTTCTGTGCCATTGGTGCTTGCCTTTTGTGGTGAGTGGGGTAGAAGCATTGTCACAGACGGGTTTACTGCTTTGCAGGAAATGCCCGAATATTATAGATACACGCTTGGAGTTATCGTAAGCGCAAGCTTTGGAACACGAGCGGCAACAAAGTTTTTTGGTAAAAAATAATGGACGCAATTACACTTGCGGAATATTTGTTAAAGAACATACGCCAAGACAAAGCTGATTATACACAGCGTCTGGCTGATGGTGCGATAGAGGATCATTCCGACTATCGGTTCATGGTGGGGCAGATACGCGGCTTGACCCAGTGTGAGGAACACATAAAGACCGCGATGAAAGGCGTAGAGCTGGAAGATGGCTAAAAAACTATTCGTCCCTGAGAGGATGGCAAAAAAACCTGACATCAAAGCGGTGCCAGAGGCAATACAAAAAGGATTTAGTTCTGAAGAGTCTGAATCAAAAAATACAGAAGACCCATCTGAAATGGATGTGTCTGTAATCGACAGGCTTCCTAATCCAGTTGGATATAGGCTTCTTGTTATTCCCTATTACATGAAACAAAAGACTGCTGGAGGAATTATTATTCCTGAAGCCATTCGTGAACGTGAAAATCACGCAACTGTTGCTGCTTATGTCGTTAAGATAGGCCCTGACGCATATACTGACGCAAATAAGTTTCCCACAGGTGCTTGGTGTAATGAGAAATCATGGGTACTTATGGGCAGATATGCTGGAAACAAGTTTAAAGTGGACGGTTTAGAGGTAAGACTCATAAATGACGATAATGTTATCGCAACTATCCTTGACCCAGCAGATATTTCGTATGTATAGTGTGAATGGGAGTTCATTATGAATGAAAATCAATTAATGGAAAACGAATCTGAAGAAAATGTATCAATTGAGCTTGAAGACGCTCAATCTTCTTCTATTCCTGTTGAAACAGAGGTTTCTGCTGCTGAAGAGCAAACCAGTACAATTGTACAGGAAGATGATTCTGGCGAACTTGAAAATTACAGTGAAAATGTTCAAAAGCGCATAAATCAATTAACAGCTAAACGTAAGCAGGCAATTGAAGAGGCAGAAGCTGCTTATACTTACGCTCAACAAGTTCAACAACAAAACGAAGAAATGAAACAGCGTATAGCCCAGTTAGATCAGGGGTATATTAACGAATATGGTGGTCGAGTAGAAAGTCAGTCTCAAGCGGCAGAACGTATGTTGCAAGAGGCTTATGACAATGGCGATATGAAAAAGGTTGCTGAAGCGCAAAAAATAATTTCAAAGCTTGCAATTGAAGAAGAACGTATTCGTATTCAAAAGTCTCGCCAAGAACGTGCTGCGCAACAAGCAGAGCAAGCAGTTCAACAGCCTCAACAGCCTCAACAACGTCAACAACAAGAGCTTGATCCAAAATTAAAAAACTGGATGGGCAAAAACTCTTGGTTTGGCAGTGATATGTTTATGACTCGCGGAGCGCAAGCCATACATGAAGAATTGGTGGGTCAAGAAGGGTATGACACATCATCAGATGAGTATTACGCGGAGATTGACAGGCGCATGCGCCAAGAGATGCCGCACAAGTTTCAGGAGAAACGGCAAAACGCCCAGACCGTTACTCCTGCGTCCAATGGACGGTCATCAGTTAAAGGTGGGCGGAAGAAGACGGTGGAGTTAACGCCGGGACAGGTGGCTTTTGCTACTAAAATGAAAATACCTCTTGAGCGGTATGCACAAGAGGTCGCAAAGCTGGAAAGGAAAGCGACATGACTGATCGTGCAAGCCGGGATTCGCAAACCCGTGAAAAACAAGCGAGAGTTGCAGATTGGCGTCCGCCTTCCACTTTAGAGGCTCCAGAAGCCCCCGTTGGCTACAAACACCGTTGGATCCGTGAGTCTGTCATGGGCTACGATGACCGAAATAACATTCACAAGAAGCGAAGAGAAGGATGGGAACTGGTAAGAGCTGAAGACTATCCTGATTTTGACGCTCCTGTATTGGACGAAGGTAAAAACGCTGGCGTGATTGGCGTAGGGGGTTTGGTTTTAGCCAGAATCCCTGAAGAAATCGTGGAACAAAGAACTGCTCACTATAATAAAGTGACGCAGAATCAAATGGAAGCTGTGGATCGTGATTGGATGCGTGAAAACAATCCAAACATGCCAAAGCAAAAAGCTCAACGCTCCTCTTCCGTATCCTTTGGTGGACCAAAGGGAGGGGAATAATTAGTCAAGGAGACTAGATTATGGCGAATAATGATGCCGCATTCGGCATGCGCCCTGTCAAAAGAGTAGGTGGAACACCCTACACTGGTGGGCAAAGCCGTTATCGTATCGCCGCTAACTATGGAACAGCCATTTTCCAAGGAGACATGGTTGCTCAAGTTACTGGTGGTGGGATTGAAGTTCACGCTGACGGTGGCACTGTGCCAATCGTTGGTGTGTTTAATGGATGTCAGTACACTGATCCAACAACAGGTGAGCAGAAGTTTTCAAACTTCTATCCTGCAAGCACTAATGCTTCTGACATTATTGCTTTTGTCATTGATGACCCTATGGTTATCTTTGAAATTCAGTGTAATGCTGCATTCCCTGTTGCTGACTTGTTTGGCAACTTTGACATTGTTTACACTTCCGCTGGAAGCACAACAACTGGACTTTCAGGAGCCGAGTTGAATGTTTCTGATGGTGGTACAGGTACAACTTTGTCAGTTAAGGTGATAGACATTTCAGAAGATCCAGAGAACAGCGATGTTGGATCTGACGCGACAAATGTTCTATGCGTTATTCAAAACCATATATTCGGCGTTAAAGGCGCTGGATTGGCATAAGGAGGCTGATCAATGGCTATTTCTCGCGCACAACTAGCGAAAGAGCTAGAACCCGGCCTCAACGCTCTATTCGGAATGGAATATGATCGTTATGATGCCGAGCATGCTGAAATCTACGACACCGAATCTTCAGATCGTGCATTTGAAGAAGAAGTGATGCTCGTTGGTTTTGGAAATGCAAACACCAAATCAGAAGGTGCTGGCGTTACGTTTGACTCTGCTTCAGAGGCTTACACAGCACGTTACACACATGAGACAATCGCTCTTGCTTTTGCTTTGACTGAAGAAGCGATGGAAGACAATTTGTATGACCGCCTTGGCGCACGTTATACAAAAGCTCTTGCTCGTTCTATGGCTCATACAAAGCAAGTTAAAGCTGCTGCTACGCTAAACAATGCGTTTGACAACGGCTTTACAGGTGGTGACGGTAAGGAGCTTTGCGCTACTGACCATCCACTAGCTGGCGGTGGCACTCTTCGTAACGAGCCATCAACTGCTGCTGACCTCAACGAAACATCTCTTGAGAATGCCTTAATTGACATCTCAACATTCGTTGACGAGAAGAACATGATTATCGCTCTTCGCGGTATGAAGTTGATTGTTCCTCCACAGCTTCAGTTCATTGCTGATCGCCTTCTTGAGTCAACACTTCGTCCAGGCACAGCCGACAACGATGTGAACGCTCATAGAAACATGGGCATGCTCCCAGAGGGTTATGTCGTTAACCACTTCCTGACTGATACAGATGCTTTCTTTATCAAGACGGATGCACCTAACGGCTTCAAACACTTTGAGCGCACACCAATGTCAACTGGTATGGAAGCTGACTTCGATACTGGTAACATGCGGTTTAAAGCCCGTGAGCGTTACAGCTTTGGATTTAGTGATCCAAGAGCAGTATTTGGCTCACCAGGAGCATAAATAGAACAATTGTTCTTATTAGAAAGAGCGGCTTCACAGCCGCTCTTTTTTGTTGTATAGTCTTACTAATCCCTGACAGTCGCATTGGGTGACTGACACTAGCCAAGACAGGAGACTCAAATGGCTACTACTACTTTTACCGGAGCAGTCCGTTCCAAAGGTGGATTTACC